GTCCGAATGTATTTGTATACTACTACTTAACTATTCTCCAATTGCTCCGAATTATTAAACTTTGAAATGTTTTCCTGAAAAATCCATGACTTAGGGAAATTTAACGATTTGCCTTTCGACTGCTCTCATTGCAGTTCGTGCTGTTTGATCCACGACGTGTAAAGTTGTTCATACGTCAATAACTGTGGATAGAATTCGATCTCATCACATGCTTGTACAATTTCAAGAGTTGTTTTCTCGAAATATTGTCGCCCATGTGCGAAAGCAAATCTTTGCACGTCTCCGATGTTCGATTCCAATGCATCCAGTTCAGGTTGTCCCTTCCGAATCCAATTCACTAACTCCTTCATGGTGTCGTGATTCATCGCCATCTGCCAGAAACCAGTGTCTTCATCCAAAATAAATTTTGATTTCAGATACTGAACATCTGTAATTTTCCGGAATCCTCCGGTCTTGTCCCCTTCCTTCTTCGTAGGTGGAACGTACGATATGCCATGATTCTTCCAAATCTTGGCTACCGTTGCTGGTGTGAACCACTCTGCCAACTCATCTGAGCATCCGCCGACTGAATCATCTCCATTCTTCGTTTCGTATATCTCTTCGTACTTCTTCTGAAGAGAATACCAATCCAAAAACCACGCGTTGCTCTCAACCGTGGTCATACTTTCACTTTGAACCAATTCCTTCGCTTGCATTTCAACTCCTTCGAGATAAACACAATCCGATCTTTGATTGTGTCCTTCCGTGTTGAAATCAGCCGTAAACAACGATCCTGATGGCATTCCATTGTGCACAATATACACACCTCGTCCACAAACGTGAATTCTCCATCCCAACGATCCTGCTGCCGTCATGAATTCCCAAAAATCACCTTCCTTGTCAAATTTCAATGTCCACAGTGTGAACAATTTTCCTGCTCCAATTCCGGTCTGATTGTCATAAGTTCCATCCCACTTCTCTACATCACCATCGCAAACATTGTTTCCGAATTGTGTCAATAACCTGACCAATTGATCGACTTGTGGTCCGAACCTGTCGAGTCCAAGTGTTGAACCCATTTCTAGCATAGCATGCTTGTATGCGGCTGATGCACTACAAAAGTACATTCTGTTCACAATCAACCATGCCACACTGTGGATGTTGAAAAATCGCGTTTTTGCAACCGCAATCTTTTCAATGGGCCTTCGCTCATCTTTCATCCAATCCAAATAGAAGTTATCCACGCATTTGTAATTGCGAACACCTTCCAATATTCTCTCGACATCTGCCTTCAATCGCGCTCCCGCTTCATAAATTGGCGCTCCCTCTCTGTTTGTTCCAATTTCTTTGAACAAAAACAATTTTCCGATGGTGCCTGGTGGTCGAGATGAAACATAAGGAAATCCTGGTGATGTCCTCATGTTTAATCCTTCTACGTACCCTGGGATCCCGTTGATCGCTTCTTGCATTGTCAACCTCCTCCTTGGTCCGCCATAGTTCTTCGTATGTTTGAGAAACAAATTCAGTCGATGGTTCAAGCTCATTTCCATGTGCTCGGGGTTCCAATTTCCTGATTCTGTGTCAAACTTGTCCAAACCGTTTGCGTAAGGATCGATCCCACTGGTGTTTCTCGGATCATCCTTTCTAAGCACTGCTGGTTCAGTTGTGTGCTTGTACAACTTGTCGAAAAGAGGTGACGGTATTATGTCACTTTTCAACGGTGTGTGGGATCCTTTCTTCAATTCTCCCAAAATCACGCATCTCCCGTTTGGGTGTATTCTTGGTACAACCCCAACTTCACACTCGAAAGACTCGTTTTCAAAAATGTCTTCCTTTTCTGGTCCATCAATGGCTGTTCTTTTTCCCATGACTTTCAAGAGTTCCTCTTGTGTAATTCCAACCGCAAATCCGACGCTTTTGTTTGCCAAACCTGCTTGATGAATTCCCAAGATTTTATTGGGAATGTTGGGATTCATCACAATGATAACTCCCCCACACTGTCCTGCCTTTGTGCCCGCTTCATATCTCAATCTGCGAATAACAATCAACGGCGGTACTGTTTGACCATAACTTCTAGCCTTTTCACAGACAATCTTTGGCAGCGTGACATGTAGATTCGTTGCCGTATCCACATTTCGCGCGACCATGATACCAGATGATCCTTCGATCAAACCAATATCTCTTTCCTTCACAAAGTTCTTCGTGAGGTTGGCAAAGTTCGGAACTTGCGGGCTGTCACACAGATCCAGTATCA